CTCCCGCAGGAAGGCCAGCACTACACGGGTGCAGCAGTCGTTGCGCCGATGTTACAACTTCAGGCCCAATTTGGCGAGTTGGCAATCGCTGCCTTTACCCGCTTGGCGTAGACGGGATCGACGTGCATCAGCCGCTCCCCGGCGGCGTTGCGCCGATCGACGGCCGCGTTCTGCTGCTCCAGCGAAGCAAAGCGCATCGGGGCTTGGCCTCGTCCGCCCCTGGCCAGTTGCGGCTCGCTGCGCTGCCGTGGGTTCCCGCCAGCGGCGGCGGCCCGCGCCTGGATGGCCTTCACCGCAAAAGCGGCCAGCTCCTTGTTGCCGGAGTCGATCGCCGCGTTGTATCCGGCAAGCTCCCCCTCGCTCAGGTTGGCAATGGCCCACCCGCTCAGCGCTCGGAACTTCTCGTCGCCGCCGACCGATTGCCGAATCGCCGCACCGTCCTCTGCGCTCAGTTGCGGTGCAGCGGCTGGCGTGGCGGCCTTGACCCCATCGAGGTAGGTCTGCACCACGGCCTTGGGCAGGCCTGCTTTGGTGGCCAGTGCCTCCACCGCCTCGCTCACGTCGCCCCCCGCCCGCAGGGTTGCATCGAGCTGCAGGGGGTTCACCTCCGCAGCAGTGAACAGGCCGGTCAACGCATCGCCATAGAGGGCCTTGCCCAGCTCGGGGGTGTAGGACTCCGGGGGGATGGCGTTGCTGGTGATCGGTGTCTTGGCCTTGGCCTCCGCCAGGGCGATCACCTCCTTCAGCGACTTGCCCCGGTACTCGGCCGGGATCTCGTCATCGGTGGCCTGGTCGCCATCGGTGGTGGTGGTGTTGTCCTCGGCCGGGCTGAGCAGATCGGCCAGCGGGTCGTCGGCGTTTTCGCCCTCGCCCTCGCCCTCGGCCGGCGGCCTCGTCGGCCAGGGCCGCCGGGGGGGGGTGGCCTGCTTCTGCTCGGCTCGCTCCTCAGCCGCCAGCATCCGATCGAGGGGGTGAGACATATCCCATGCCTCGCTGGTCGGCTGGCTGCCCTCCGCCTCGATCTCATCCAACACGGCTGTTAGGCGGTCCTCCTCGCCCGGGCGCACCAGGTTGAGGAGCTGTTCTGGGGTGGTGCTCATGGTTCAGGGGGTTGCTGAGGGGGCGGGGGTTCGCCCTGCATCGGGTCCTGTTGCATCTGCTGGGCCGTGGCCGCAGCGGTCGCCAACTTCGCTGGGTCCGCCATGGGGCTTTGCATCAGCTGCTGCTGCTGCGCTGCCTGCTGTTGCTGGGCCTTGATCTCATTGACCTTTTGCTCTGACAGCACGAGGTCGATCGATTCCAGGCCCAGCCCGTTGCTAAGCCTGGTGATGGCATCGCTCACATCGACACGAGCCGCGATCTCCTGGGGGCCAACGATCTTGGCCAGCGCATCAAGGCCTTGGAGGAACCGCAGCATCTTCTCCAGATCGTTGCCCCGGCCAACGGCTGCCAGGCCAACACTCACCACCGGCTTGACCAGATCCTTGGGCAGCTGGATCTTTCCCTGGCGGGTCAGGACGTGAAGCTTGCGGGTGATGTACGGATTCTGGAATTCGGTCGTGAGGATGCTGTAGATGCCGACCTGCCCCTCATCCATTTGCAACGCCACCATCCGAATCTCCTCAGCGGTGGTCCGCTCTGAATCGCGGACATTGCTCATCATGAAGGCACGCTTCAGCGATGCCTCCACCCGGGCCAGGCGGGCTTCTGCCACCACAAGACCCTGCCCCTTGCGGCCATCGGAGCCCAGCTCTTTCACGTCGTCTGGGTGACCGATCACATAGCCGCCGTTGCGGCATGCCACCAGGTCCTTGATCGAAGTGCTGCCGCCGGGCCGGACAAGGTTCTTGCTTTCGGCGGCAATCATTGCCCCTTCGGTCACGGCCTGGCTGAGGGATTCCGCAGTTTGAAGTGCCGCCAAACAGCGAGACTCGATGTAGCCAGGCCCGTAATCACAGCTGTCTACACGGGTTGCCCGTAGTGGCATCCATGGCGAGATTTCAATATTGACTTCCTTCTCCTGCCCGTCGATTTCTTCCCCCTTGCATTCCTGGCACCAGTGGACCTTGCCTTTGCTGTAGTCCCACTCCACATGGGTATAGACCTTAATCACCTCCTCCTCGTTCATTATTTTGGCGGTGGCCACCGGGTCGGGGCTGTCGTCCTCTTCCTCCTCGTCATCGAGCAGGCCCAGGTGCTCGGCCACAACTTTTGGCAGGCTGTCTTCAGCGAAGCTCTCGCAGATCACCGCCTCCAGCGGCCGACCCATTGGGTCCCGCTTCAACACGTAGCGGTTCAGGTGGAAACAACTGAGCCCGTCTTCCTCATCGTCGTAAAGCAAGATGTTGCCGGGACCCACCAGGTGGACCATCGCCTCCAGCACCACCGCACGATCGTGGGTGGAGTTGATCTCGCGCAGCACCGATTGTTCCAGCGCCAGCAGGCTGCGGTCGAACTCCACCAGAGATTTGGCGATGTCATCCTCTGCCGTCCCGGCTTGGCGGGCATCGGAGATCAGGGTGGCCCGCTGCTTTTCGTCGATCGTGTATTTGAAGAAGCTCTCGGACGCCGGCATGACCGCCAGTAGCCAGCGGCTGGCCAGGTGCTGATGGCCCTCGGCGCCGATGTCATTCCACGGGAGGGGATACGTCTCCGGCTGCCCCTGGTCGGGGTCGTTGGCGGCCGGCACCAGCCAGGGCAGCGTCAGCCTGCACGACCGCCGGGCGCGGGCCAGCCAGCGGTCACGATCAGATCGCAGCTTCTCGTAGCGCTGTTCGGCGGGCCCTTGCGTGCTGTCCATTTCAGGTTCCGATGTTGAGTCCAGCGCCGGCTGCCGCTGCAGTGCCTCCTGGCGCGATCGTCAGGCCAGCCGGCTTTTTCACCTTCGGCTTGATCGGCTCGGTGACCAGGGCCATGCCAGCGGCCGGGTCCGCCTGGGTGGTGGCGGTGGCATATGGCCCGGACTGCGCCGATGCAGCCTCGGCGGCCATGGCGGCTGCTTGTGCTGCCAGTGATGCGTTAGCGGTCTCTCTCTCGGCATTGGCAGCCGCAATCTGCTGGTCCAACTGGCTCTGCATCCGCTGGCTGGCGTCCAGGATCTGCTGTCGCGCCAGCTCCAACTGCTGGTTTTGCGCGTCGATCTGCGCCTGGCTGGGTCCGCTCTTGACCTGCTTTGGCGCTCGCGGTCCTCCTGAACACATGGTCAATAGCTCCCCGTGATGATGTTGAGTCCGGCGCCAGGGCCGGCGGCAGTCGTCGCGGCTGCCCGATCAATTCGTAAGTCCTGCTTACCAGTTGGCCGCTTTTCGCCGGCGCGGTCGGAGCCAATCACCGGGGCCGACGCGGACTTTTCAGGAGGCGGCGGGCCAATCAATGCAGCCAGCCGGACCGCCTGGGCCGTGGTGTTGTTGGCGCGGGCCGTGGCGATTGCCTGCTCCTGGGCTTGCAGCCCGGTTTTGTCGCGTAACAACGCATCCAGCTGGCTTTGCTTGGTCAGCACGTCAGTGTTCTGCACCTGCTGCATCAAGGCCAGCTGTTGATTGGCCATTGCGTCATAGGCCGTTGTGTCGGGTTTGTAGATAGTCGCCGCACCCCCTCCGCCCGCGCACATTGATCAGCCCCTCCCGGTATCAAACGAGGGCGGGTAGACCGTGGGGTCCTCTGCATCATTGGTCAGCAGCTCGGTCCGCAGATAGCGAACCACCTGAACGGAGCCGATCTGCTGCTGGATTTCCCTGTCTGTGGCTTGGGGATGCGGGGCAATGTCAGGCCAAAGTGATTCGAGCTTTTCGACCAGCTCCTCCGCGTTGACGGGCTTCGGCATTACATAGCTGCAGACTTCAGCCCATGCTACGGGGTGTCGCCACTCATTTCGCTGGCAACAGATCCAGCTCCAAGACTCGGGCCAGCGGCACCATCGCCACCTGAGGCACCACGGCATTTCCCAGAGCCTTCAGGCGGTCCAACCCATTGGATAGCCCTGCATCTCCTCCACAAAGGACGGGTTGAGATACATGTGATCGCCAGTCT